TCTTCCTCCTCGGCTGGCGTGTTAAGTTCCCGCCAGCCTCTGTTTCCAGGGATTTTCCACATACAGATCACCTCCGTTTAAGGTTGTCTTGAGCGCTCAAAGAAAGGGATACCCGGAAATAGCGTATCCCAGACTTTCAAAGCTCAAAACATTTCGCGCGTCCCGCGCCCCTACTGAGTTTATTCAGGGCGGTATTCCCAACGATGCCGTCACGACCGTACTTGTGGAGATTCCGGCCGGCAGTTCCCCGCGACGACTGATTGTTGTCGGATGGGCTTGCAGACGCGACTTGTAGTGCCTGATTCGGGCGGCTTTATCTCGCTGACCCTATTGGTATCACCGGAATTTGCCTTTGTTCACCGTACTGGAATCAATGTTATCGCCGATTAGAGCGCCCCCCGTTCCGCATATGAAGCAACCGCGCGGTTTATAGAGAGGCCGATCCTGCGAACCTTTGATTATCAGCTATGTCAAAGAGCCCCATGGTTATTCTTTGGTTGGCCGCCAACCCTTTTCAGAGCTGGGGCCTCCGGTCTGTCCGGGTGACCGGGGGGTTGGGGCGGGAACGCTTTTTAAAGAACTGGCGTTATTTTAACACAATATCAGGCAAAAGTAAATGGCCTTTATTTTTTTATCGGCTAAAAAAATCAAATACTTAAGGGATCACCAAAATAAATCGTCACCCGAACGATGATTTTTTGGCCAAAGCCCCCAATACCGACAAAAGGTTGTCACCCCCTACGCACCAGGGGACCCCAATCGTCAAACATTTGGCGGGGGCCTTTGGGCGGGTTAAGCCCTAAGGCAGACCAACGACCCAAACGGTTTAAACAGGCCAGCAACGCGGGTTTGAATAGGGTTTCGGTTGAATTCTTGGCCGCCACGCGATTCCCCTTTTTCCGGGGGGCAGTCCTCGGGCGACAGAAGAGATTTTAAGATGTTGTTTGACAACTTAAAATACGCCTTTTATAAGCACCAAAGTCTAACTTAAGAATCAATATGAATGAATTAGAAACGGGTCGACAAATGCCAGGAAGAAGGACGCGAAGAACTTCACAAATTACACGCCGAGAGCCTGTATCTGTTTTTGTTTTCAAGCCCCGCATCAGGCGTTTGCTTTATAAGGCGTTAGAAGCTGGTTTGCCTCAGAACAGAGCTTGCGATTTGGTGGGCGTAAGTTACAATACTTTCAATCGGTGGTGCGATATCGGGAAAACCGCCAAAGGGTCCCATGCTTATAAAGCTTTTTATGAAAGGATAAAGCGAATCGAAGCTCGGAGGGAAGCTCACCTTTTGGGGATAATCGAAAAGGTAGCGCAGGGGGAATACAAGATTCATGACGTTGAAATAACTCTGGACAAGAACGGCCGAAGTTTTAAACGGAGAACAAGAACGGCTCGCCCTGAATGGAAGGCAGCGGCTTGGCGATTAGAAAGGCTTTATCCGGAGGATTATGGACAACGGATTGAAGACTTGAGCGATCAGACTGCCGAAGAAATAGCTCGTGACATTAAACAGGCTTCCGATGTTTTGTTTGGTTCGGTGCCGGTGAGTGACGAAGATGAGAACAATTAACCGCCCCGATCTGGACTTAACGCGGGTCCAGCCATTGCGTTACCATCCTGTTCAGGCGTCATTGTGGGCTTCTTCAAAGCGGTTCAATATAAGTTATGCAGGACGACGTTCGGGAAAGACAGAAATCGTTGGCAAGCGCAAGTTGGTTCGCAAAGCCTTCCAAGGCAACGGTGGACAGTTTCCTGATTGGCGCGGTTTCGCAGCAGCCCCTACGCGCGATCAAGCAAAGCGTATCTACTGGGATGATATAAAGCGTTTGGTTCCGAAGCGTTTGCGGCCTCGGCCTCCGAGCGAATCAAAGCTCATTGTTTATGCTTGGAATAGGGGAGGTACGGTTAGCGAAATCCATGTTTTGGGGATGGACAAGCCCGAGCGTGTTGAAGGTAGTCCATGGGATTATGGAGTGCTTGACGAATACGGCAATATGAAGCCCCAAACGTGGCCCGCACACGTTAGACCCAGTTTGAGCGATCGCTTAGGGGGGTGCGATTTTATTGGTGTTCCCGAGGGGCGTAACCACTACTACGATTTGGTTAAACAAGCCGAAGCCGAACCAGAAGGTCAGTGGGCAACGTTTCATTGGCTGAGCGAGGAGATTCTTCCCGAGAGCGAAATAATCCAAGCGAAAAAGGACCTTGACGAGCTAACATACGAACAAGAATATTGCGGTTCGTTTGTTGTTTTCAGCGGATTGGCCTACTACAAGTTTTCTTCCAAAGTCCACGTATCAAACTGCCGTTCTTTCTACGATCCACAAGCTCCTCTTATATTTTGTTTCGACTTCAACGTTGCCCCTGGTACGGCTACCGTAATGCAAGAGCTGGATGAATGGCCTCACGACAGAGTTCCCGAAAGCCAAACAAGCCGGACATGTACAAGCGCGATTGGAGAAGTTTTTATAAAACGAAATAGCAATACGGAAAAGGTTTGCGACAAGCTGCTAAACGAATGGGGCGCGCACCAGGGGCTTGTCTTTGTTTATGGCGACGCGACTGGTGGCGCAGGAGGCAGTGCCAAGGTTAAGGGCAGCGACTGGGATTTGGTCAAACAGAAGCTTTACCCGCACTTTGGTAATCGCCTTGTTTTCAAGGTCAAGAAGAACAACCCCCGCGAACGCGCTCGCATTAACAGCGTGAACAGTCGGCTGATGACAATGACCGGAGACGTTCATTTTCAGGTGGATTCGAGCTGCGTTAACGTGATAAAGGATTTTGAAGGTGTTAAGATTTTAGAAGGATCCGTTGGAGAAATTGACAAAAAATCAGATTCAATGCTGAGCCATTTGACCGACGGAATTGGTTATTACATTCACCAGGAATATCCCATCATTCGTATGGTGGACACGCCAGAAACTCACTGGAAATAATCGCTGCAAGGGCTAATCGGGTAATAATCTAAGCAAGCGCAAACCCTTGGCACTCAAGCTTTTGAACGGTCACCCCCATGGCGTTTTTTTATAAAAACCATCCGGCGTGAAATAAAAACAATCATTCTTTCGGGAGATTAACTTATGGCGATCGGTGATGATTTTAGCATTAATGCAGCGGGCGATATTCGCCACGTAGCCAACACCAATACCTATACGGTATTGGAGCTGCATCGTTGGTTGCAAGATTTGGCAGACAACGCGGAAGCGGCCGGAAATGACATCATTGATATTTCGCGGGCGACTCCGTCTGAAAGATCAACCAATCAGATTATCCAGTTGCTGGGCAGCTATAATATTGACGATGACGCGGCCGAGTATCTTTACGGCGGTTCGATCAAACAAGGGTCGGGTGCTACCGAGGAGATTTACGCTGGTTTAAAAATACTCGGCGCAGTGAATAACGTTAACACGCAGTTGATGGTAATTCAGAACAACGGGTATTACCCTTTTACGACTACGCCGACCGCCCCCTTTTGGGGTGATCAATCGGGCGGAGGTCTTAACGGCAACGCACAGGAAGGCGTGTTGGCTCAGTTCCTGGTGAAGTGCCGTATCGCTGGCGTTGACATTGACAAACGTCAGATTCGCGTTCAGGCGCGCGAGTGGGGTGACACCTACGACTTCTTCAACGTAACCCTGGGTGAAGGCGAATCGGTGGCAGCTATTGGTACTACGGCCGATGCACAAAACACCACTGCCATTGCCACGGTGCAGGGATGGGCTGGTGGCGATATTCCAACAAACGTTGAAGGCTACCAAACCATTGACCTCAACAACGGCAACGGGGCCAAGCCTTATTACGGTCAGTGGACGTACAACACGAATACCGCTGGACTGAAAGCTATTTGGGAATACATCAAGGAAATCACCGGAAACAATAGCCCCGAAGCCGCTGCGCCGCACAGCATGAACGGCGAATTGTTTTTGGGCGTTACGCATTCTTTTGGTTATGATGCGGGCGGGGCTTTTACCGAAGACGAGTTGGTTGTTTGGGGCACCGATGTGACTTACGATGCCCTGACTGGGGGAACATTCGCGGCGGGCAATTTGATTCGCTTCTCGGGCGGAGCTGCTGGACAAATTCTTTACGACAACGGAACGACTCAGCTCAAGTTCATGCAGGAAGATACGGCCGACACGATTGCCGATGGCGAAACCATTACCGAATACGATCCCGATACGGGCGCTGCCACGGGCGTTACAGCGACGGTGAATGTAACGGTTGTTGGAGCGGACAAAGAAGGCGGGGTCGGAAAAGTTTTGGCCGCTACGGGGGCCGCTACCGGCACGCTTTATATTCAGCTCCTGAAGGGCAAAGCCCCTGTTGATAATTTGGCCTTGCGGGGGCTGACTTCAACCCAGACGGCCGATGTAGCGGGTTCGGTTTCGATCAAAACGATTCCGAAAATTTTTCTCGGTTCATATACTGGTTCGCTCATTGGTGCTTACGGAATCGGTGTTGATCCCAACGATTTGTCTGCGGCCGATCGTCTTACCTCTCTCGACGGAACCGATCAACAACCACCGAACAACGTCACTTTTACGCTGAGTGGTTTGGTTGTGGGCGATCGTATTTTGGTTGGGAAAAAGGCTGCTGGCAGCGACTTTGATTTTTCCGAAATGACCCTGACCACTACGCTGAATGGTGCGGGCGTGACTTCGGTTGTGGTCAACGCGATTCCCGCAGATGCCCCGCAGACGGGCGTCTTGCGAATCACGTTGGATGACGGTCGTATTCGGCGCGTTCCTTATACTGCTCACAATGGCTCCAACACTTTTACCATTGCGTCTACAAGCTTCGTTGATCCTGACGATGCTACGAGCGGTAATGGCGTAATGTTGGCTTTTATTGACAAGGCAGCGGGCGATGTGGCCGAAGCTTTTACGGTCGTTTACAATGCCCCGCGAACGCTTTGGGTGCGCGTACGCGATGGTGGTGCCAGTCCCATTAAAACGTACGAGTCCCAGGCCACGCTCGGTTCCGGTGGTGGCGCGGCTACGGCTCTCCGGATCAGTGACGCATGATTGCTGTTGCTGGCATTTGGGAGCTGGGATGGAATTGCCCTCTTAGCGAGTCATGGCTCTGGACGTTTCCCCTTCGCGAATATGGGGTTACGTCCTGGGCCATGAGCCCCAAAACTGGAATTCAGCAGAACGAACGCCATGCCGGAATGGTTCTTTCCGAGTACGATCAGTATCAGGAAATGATCGAAAGGTTTCACCCAGAGTTGACCCGCGTTTATGTTGACGAGGCCGGAGACACGATGCTTCAAAACTTTGTTCACCCGGAAAACGCCTTGTACATCTTTGGCAACGCTGGAACATCTCCTATTAGTAGTCGAAAACCAGGGGAAGCTGCGGTGAGAGTC